GCGGATGAGGGGGTAGTCCTTGTACACCCGCTTGACGTTCTGTTCGCTGCACGGCAGCGGTTGACCGCCCTCGGTAAGCCCGTCCCACGACACTGTGCAGGCCGCCAGCAGGTTGATCCGGCTCTCGGTCAGCTCGGCGGTCTTCAGCTTCACGCGCCCGCCCGACTGCATAGACTCCTTCAGCCGCTCGTCGGCCACCTTGGCCTCGGCCCGCTGGTACTTATCGCTGTCCACGCCGAGCAGCGTGATGGTGACCGGGTCACCGTCATCCTTCAGGCACAGCTCGCCGTCGATGTCGCGCAGCGGCATCGGCACGCCTTCGTTGGCCTTGGTCTTGGTGTCAAACTTGTCGAGGTTCATCTGCGATCTCCGTAAGGTTTGGCCGGGTCAGTGGCCGGGTTAGAAAACACCCACCGCCCCAAACGCGGGGCGGTGGGTGGCAAAGGAGGCTTAGGCAACCGACCGCTGGATGGTCAGCGCGTTGGTCGTGGACGAGTCGTACAGGGCTTCAAAGGGCATGACCAGCGGCACGGGGCCGTCGGTCGGCGGGTCGATGGTGCCCCCGTTGTACTTGACGTTGTGCAGGACCCAGTTGTGGTAGTTGGTGCCGCCGATGTCGAAGAACCGCATCCACAGTTCGCTGCTCGTCTCGTTGATGAACTTGTTGAGGTACGTCGCGTTCTCAAAGAACGCCGTCAGCGTGCCGGTGATCCGGAGTTGCCCGTGGAAGACCGCCGGCGACGTCTTGCTGCCGACCACACCCTCCAGCCGGTTGTTGTTGGCGATGCTCAGGTCCAGCGAAGTGACCACGGCGATCAGTGTGCCGTTCTCGTAGAGGGCGCCGTCGAACGCCGAGAACGGCTGCCGGGCCGTGGGCTCGGTCGGCGTGCCGCCGGTGGAGGCCGTCGTGCCCGCCAGCGGGGCGGCCGACATGCCGAGGACGTTGAAGTTGCCACCGACGATCGCCTCGGGGCTGACGCTGAGGCTCATCTGATCGATCGAGCAGCCGCGGAAAAGTTGGAACTGCGCGATGTCGGTAAACGCGCGTTCGATCGAAAACGTCGTCAGGGTCGTCCCGCACTTGATCGTATCGCCGGCGATCTCGATCGTGAGGGAGTCACCGGTAACGCTGGCGATGTCCCCGCCAGGATCCGCAACGGTCATAACGGTGCTGCTCACGCTCGTCACGTAGTACGTGCCGTTGCTGCCCGCGTTGCTCAGACCCGACAGGGTGACGGACAACCCCCCGTAATACTTGGTCAGGTCCCACGTGCCCGAGCCCAGGGTAATCGAGGCCGTAGCACCCGCGACGATGGTGACCGTCACCGAGTCCTGATCGCTCGACTCGTCCACCCACGTCTGCGAGTGGCCGAGCACGGCGGCGAGGAAGTCGTCTTGGTTGCTCAGGCTATACTCGAAGCCGGGGTCGCCGACCACGGAGTTGAATCCGTGCCGCACGTCGGTGCGCATCCGGTGGGTCTCGACGACCTGCGATTCCAGGATGTTCTTGTTGAGGTTGATGTTCCGACCGGTCGCCCTCAACTTCTTAAGGGTCGGGGTGGTCGGGGTAGTGCCTTGAGTGGTTTCTGCGATGTAGCGCAGTCCCGCATTGACGCCGCTAGCAATAGTCATGGGAAAGACCTCCGTGTCTTAGTTGGTGGTGGTTGCGAAGGAACGAACAAACAATCGGACGGGTACTTTATACCACTCCTCAAGTTGACGCCCCGCCAACTGCTCTGCCCTGTAGATCAAAACCGAGACGCCGTCAACGGTCAGCGTGGTGCCCGCTTCATACAAGCCCTTCATCACCACGGCGGCGGCGTGGACAAGGGCCGTCCCACGGCCCGACCGGACACTCAGGCGGTATTCCACGATGCCATCAAACTCCAGCAAGGCGTTCGCCGATCGCCGCTCGCTGATCACCGTGAAGTGCTCGCTCATCCACAGGCTGTTGTTGTTGGGCGGGTCGAACCGGTGGTTCAACCACGCCGTAGCATCCTCGTTCGGCAGGGCGGTGCCCCCACCGTCCAGGTAGGTCTTGAAACCCGAGCGCACCGACTTGAGGATGGCGTTGTGGTCAAGCGGCATTAGAGTTCCCCCCGGCCACGAGCGGCCCGCATGGCCTTGGCCACACTGTTGCCGAAGTTGCGTTTGATCTCTTCAAACGTCGCCGCCAGGATGCCGCCGGGCTGGTTGTTGGTCTGCTTGGACCACCCGTCTTCCAGCGGCTGGGCATAGGGCAGGTTGTTGCTGATCACCACGGCGGTGCCGAACTTGGCACCCTTCAGCTTGTTGTCGATCAGCTGGACCTCGCGGGGGCTTGGCGGATCACCGTACTCTACCTCGCCGGCACCCGCGGGGTTGTCCGCCGTGCGGGTGTCGGGCGCCCCGGTCGATACCGTGACTCGCCAGTTGGCCCGGAACCGGCCCGTATCAACGGGCGACCGCATCAGCACGCCGGTGTAGGCGTCGAGGGACAGCTTGCGCACGACAAGATCGGCGGAGACCTTGGTCACCTTGACGAACTTCGTGATGTCGGCGCTAAACTTGCCCATGTCAGTTCTTGCGGAGTTGGCACTTGTATAAGCCGGCGAGCGTACCACCCGACACGATCTCTACGGCGATCAGGCGGTAGCGGGTGCCGCCTTGGGTTACGTGGTCGGTCTCGGGTGTCGGCACGACCGTCTGCCCTTTGGGCGATAACAAGACCATCATATCGCCGCGAAGGATCAACTCGTTATCCACCTCATGGTTCTTGTAAGCCAGTGCCGGCGAAGACTTGAACGTCGTGTTGGTCTCCGTCGGCGTGGTGTTCACTTCATCAAACGGGTCAAAGGCACCGTCGGTCTGGCGCACCAGCACGGCGGTGGTCGTGAGGAGGCCGAGGACCGTGTCAACGGTGTCTCGCACGATGTCATCCAGCCAAGTCATTACACGCGCTCCAGTTTGACGATCCCACCACCCGCCCGGCTGCTGTCGGCCAGCCGGCCAAACACGGAGACCATCGCCAGAACATCGGCGGGGATCAGCTCGATCCTCGCCGACTCCTTGATCTTGATGTCGATGACGTCCACCTTGATCCGCTCGATGCCCCGCCCCAGCGTGGCCGGTTCCGCGGTCCTGTTTCGCTGGAGCAGGGCAAGGGCGAGTTCCGACGTGGCCCGCTCCAGCAGCGTCGGGATCGTGTCTTGGTCGATGTTGCGCCCGTCCCGGTCAACGAGACCGACTCGGGGGAACCGCAACGCCTGTAACTGCGTCGTAGGGTAGCCGTACCAATCGACGTGGAGGTCCAGCAGGTTCGTGGCCCACCGCAGCACCCGCTCGCGCGTCGCCTCGACCGCGTCGTCCCACTCGGTCGTATAAGTCCGATTGGTGGTCAGATACGTGTTGGCGTTGGTCACGCTCACGTAGCTGTCAGCGGTCGCGGACTTGGGGGTGGTGGTCAGTGCCATCGGGGTTCTCCACTAACGTGATCGGACGGCGGGCAGGAACTACAGCACGGCCATCAACGCGTCAACGATCGCCTCCTTGGTCTTCAGGCGGGACCGGCCCTCGACCCCCTCCCACTCGGGGAGCATCTTCAGCTCGGCGATGCTCAGGGCCTCCAGCTCGGCCCGGCGGTCGTCTTGGTCCTCGGCGGGGGTGTTGGGGATGACCGGTTTAGCCGGCGCGGCAGCGTTCGCGGGGGTGGTCTCGTCGATTAGCGTGTGGATGGTGGGGTTGTAGTCATCCTTGTTGATCGTCACCTCGTGCCCGTCTTCGCGGCGGACCCGGACCGTGGGGATCTTGTGGACCCCCTTGAGGGTGATGTGCCGGTGGCGGTACAGTTCTTGGCGCTGCGCCGGGGTCATGCGGGCGAGTTCTTGCTGGGTCGTCATAACGGTCTCCGTGTTGGGGGCGGTCAAGCCCAAGTATAGGGTTCCAAAACGGCTGACCGGCTTGGGGCCGGCCAACCGCGACCGCAGCACCTGACTTCCTTGTCACCCGTCCTTGGGCGTGCTGCGTGTAGGAGCGTGTCGGGCGTTAGCCCAACGCCTTGTCAAGCAAGAGGCTGAACACCTTGGCGGTGATCTGTTTGGTCCGGATCTGTGCTTCGCTTACTTCGATCGACGCCAGCGACGCGAGCCGGCTCAGCTCCGCGTCGATACCGAGCTTGATGTTCTCCGGCCGCGGCGAGGTCAGCAGGGCGGCCGACAGGTAGCCGATATTGCGCACCGACTTCTTGGCCTCGGGCTGGGTGTCGGCGTTGAACTCGTCGAGGAAGTCCTGTGCCTCGGCCTCGATCAGGTCCTTGATGTTGTCCCACGTATCGTCGGGCATGATGGTCTCCGGTCAGGGGGTCGGCGGGGCGTGGCGGGTCAATGCGGATCAGTTGCCCAGCAGCGGGCTGGTCCCGAGGTCCTTTTCACGGGCCTCGTTGGCTTCGCCAAACGTTTGATGAGCATCGAAGATCGACTGCTTGACCAAGCGGTCCGCCTCGTCTTCGTTGGGCAACGACTCAACGTAGCTGACGACCTGCCTGCCGATCGTCTCGTGGTACTTCTGTGAGGCCTTGAGGTGGGCGTAGGCACCGGGGTCGCTGCAGCACCCGACGATCAGGAAGCACGACAAGATCAGGGCGCCGGCCTTGATCGTCTTGGGCGTGACGTTGACGTCCTTGACCCACTCGCGGAACCCACTGGCCGCGCCCGCGGCAATCACCGCTTGCAGCACGAGGTCGATGATCTCGCCGTCGAGGGTCTTGAGGACGTAATGCGCAAAGGCGGTCAGGGCGACGGCGGTGGTGGCGGCGTAGACCCACACCGGCACCGACTTGGCCGCGGGGACGTCGGCAAGGGCGCGGCGCAGGGCGGCGACGAGGGCGATGGTGGCAACGATGATGCCACCGATCGATCCGAAGTACAGCGCGGTCGTGCTGGTGGTCGTCTGAGCAAGGGCGGTCAGCATGGCAG